CGTCCCCCAAAACAACAACCCTTGGCGTTTCTCGTACATTTCATCAAACCTTTTCACGTAATTACCTGCGAGGTTGTAGATTTTCTGATTGTCTCCGTCCACCTGGTATCCGTCCAGCCTTGCCGCTTTCAGCTTGGCGTCCATAAGGCTGCTGGCTTTCAATCTTTCCAAACGCTGCATTTCCTGTCTCTTCTTTTCTTCCTCTTCCTTGCGTTTGTTCTCCTCAACCTTGCACTTACAGATACATGGAACAATTATCTCCCTGCCGCCGGTAAAATCCGACGCTGGCAACCTGGTCTGCTTTTTGGTTCTGCAGACTCCGCAGTAAAGCAGTCCGTCTTTGCCGATGTAGTCGCCCTCATTCTGCTCTGTCTCGAATGCTTCTGCAGGTAAAACCTTCTGCAAATCCAAATTCATCGTCACTCACTCCTTCCGAACGGATTCTCGTTGTCGTCGTACTCTGCTTCGCTCTGTGCCGGCTTGTCCTTTGGCAGATAGTCCAGGAACGGCGTTGACTCTCCTAAGAATGTCTTGCCGTGCTTTATGTACATTGTCTCCGTTCTCTGCTTCTTACACTGTGCCGCATAGTTCTTTACTGCTTCATACAACTGCTCATGTGAGAAACCATCTTCCAGGCGTGCTTTATACTTCTTGTATGCCTGTCCTTTATCAGCCTTCCTTGGGTACGCCTCCCACAATTCCTCGAAATCCGTTGTGTAATTACCAATCGCCTTATTTGACTTCTGTTCTACAGGTAGTACCGGTTCTTTCGGCTCCGGAAGTTCCGGCGTTTCTGTGCTTTCTCCTGCCAGTGCTTCTTTCTCGGCCTTCATGCGGTTGTAATATTCTCTCTGCCTGTCAGCCTCACTGGACGACTGGCCTATGAAGTTCTGAATATCCATCATGTAAATCGCTCCGTTATCGAGCATCTCGATTAAATCCAGCTTCTTGAATACATCCAATGCTTTCTCGACGGTGCCTACCTGGTGCCCTGTCAAGGTTGCCAGGATTTCCGGCGTGTACGGAATCACATTTCTATACATCAACCTGCCGGAATTGCTCAGGCTTTTCAGATAGAGTTTCAGCAGGATATTGCTGTATAAATATCCATCCTTCATGCTCTCCAAAATCTTCATCTCGTCCGTGTCGAAAAAGTCCTCTTTCAGCTTTAGGTAGTAATATTTTCTGTTGTCTGCCATTCAGTCACCGCCTATCTCCTTAAATGCCTGCTGTCAAGTCCATAATCGAGATTGGCTTCTTTAACACTCTGTTGTGTCTGCAACAATCGCACAATTCGCATCTGTCCGGCTCAACCTCTCCATTCTTAACTCTGAGGATTCTCGGCATATTCATCTCTACCATGTGCAACGCTTCCTGCAGATAGTTGTCTGTTACGTGGATAATGCGGATGTCCGGCTCTGTCTGCTTCGTTGCTCCTGCAATGAAGAACGGCAACTTCTCGCCGGTATTCTGTCTCACGATTTCCTGGTAGACCGCACCCTGGATGTCGTAACCCCAGTAACGGACAAAATCGAGATAGCCGATGTCTTTTACCCACTTCAAATCCGTAATGGATGCCATAACCTTCAAATCAACGATAGCCACTCCCGGAATGTATGAGTCCATCTTGATCTTCCACTTCGCTCCGAACAGCTCTCCTGTCATAATGACCTGCTTCTGACCGCTCATATACTTCATGAAGTATTCGTCTCGCTCGATACGAGCAATGATCTCTTCTGCCTGCTTGAAGTTCGCCTTTAACTCTCCCTTCTGAGTGAAGATTTCCGGATTGTCCTTTTTGAACTGTTCCAAGCTTCCCTCGAAATAACTGTCCACATAGCTTCCTACCAGCAATGCTGTACTCTTTTCATCCTCCCAGCGTCCGTTCAGTTTCTCCATTCCGTAGAACTCGCAAGGCATCTTGCCGTAGGTTCCGGCAAAATCCTTATATCCCGATACGCTCATGTACTCCTTGTTAGCCTCCTGGCTGTAATAATTTTCTGATGTCAGCTGCATTCTTCTTCCTCCTATTCAACCTCTTCCAAATCTAAGCCGCCGATCTGCTGTTCCTCTTCTTTCTGCTCGATATTACCGAACGGGTCCTGTGCCTCTACGATGTCTGGCTGGTTGTCACCGTAACTTCCTTCGCCGTCCTCGTCGTAAACCTTCTGATCGTCCTGGATTGCTCTCTGCATATCCACTGACAAAATACCCCACTTGCTGAGTAGCATCTTGATAACCGTCTTTAACGCCATTGCCTCAAAATCTGTCGTCCACTTACTGCCCTTCTTGTTATTTTCCAGGTCATATCTGTACGCTGTCGAATACTTACGGGCATGGTTCTCAACCTCTGCCGTTGTCATAAATAGCTCTTTTCTGAAACCGGTCAATAACTTAAACCAGGCATAGTAACCAGCAATGTTCTCCGATTTTCCTTCGGCTCTCTGCGTACACTTCGAGAAGTCTGTCACAAACTCAACCTCTCCGGTAATCGGATTGTATGAAACCAGCTCGTCCTTGTAGACAACCGAACAGTTCATCTTTTCATAATATCCGGAGCGGATCGCCAGCTGGATAAACCCCTTGTACATCATTTGAAACTGTGCTTCCGGATGTTTCTCCCACTGTCTCGTCTGCTGATTGTATTTATTGTTGTTGTAGGGCACGATTGCCGCAAACCCCAAATTACTGTCAATCGGTAAATCGTAGGTTGCTGCCACAAACGCCGCACTCATGATCGTTGTTGCCGGGCATTTCTTTAACTGTGCTGATCCAGCAACCACATTCGTAATGGATGCCAAAAACTGCGGTGCTTTCTGCCCTAAGACTTCCGTAAATTTCTTCTTTACTGCATCCTGGGAAATCATGCTCTTAACCTGCGCTGCTACACTTAACTGCGTTCCCTGCTGTGTTGCCACTGCATTCTGTTCTGCCATACTACCTTTCCTCCTTTTCTGCTTCCGTGAGACTTTCGCCACACAACTTTAATATTTCTTCTGCGCTCATATCATCCACGCATTCTTCACAAATCTTCCCTTCCGGAGAATCCCAAAACTTATCTCCTGCCAGGATTCCATACCCGCATTTCACACATTCGTGAACCGGTACCGGCTCCGGTGCGTTCGGGCATCTTGGATGGCATGGGTTCATACCGCATTCTGCACACATATTCCTTCTGCCTCCAATCTTCTCAAAAACGTCGTAGCATTTACCGAGCATCTGAACAGATAGTTCTTAACCTCGTCCTTGAATAACAACGGCAGGTATTCCTCTCTGTTCTCAATCTTGCATATATCCATCTTCCGGTTGCACAACCATAAGATTTGCTCAGCCTCTTCATCTGAGATGTGAATTTCTTTCTCTCTGTACTCGTCTACGATTTTCTGCAACTCTTCGCTCATAGGCTTTCTCCTCTCTCCATTCTTCAATGAAGTCCGGCAGGTACATTCTCGCCTCATTTACAAAATATCCGACGATCATCACCACTGGTAAAACCAGCCACTCGCCGCCGTAGGCTTTATATCCTCTCTCGATGTACGCTGCTTCAACCGATACTTTTGTGAGGACCAGTCCCAGGCTTACCCAAAACCAATACAGTCTCACAAATCTTCTGACTTTCTTTCTAAATCTTCTCATACCGCCTGTTCCTTTCACTTATAGAAGTAGTGCTTGCCGTACTTGAAAAGAAATTCCAAATTCTCGCTGTGCCACTTACTGTCGCTCTTGCTCTCAAAATACAAAGCATCCTGGCTTTCATTCCAATGATCTACCTGGATCAGCCCCAATGCTTCGTAGCACTCTTCGTCCGGCTCTATTGCGTCGTATCTTCCGTTTGCTACTGGACTGAACTGGTTCTTCTGAAAAATCACTTCCTCGATTGTGTCCGGGAACTCATCGCTCCAAACTCTGTTGAGGACTACCAGCATAACCAGCGCCTTTCCTTTCACGCCTTCACTCTCAGCTTCGGCCATTGCTATCTTGCATAGCATGTAAGAATCGTCCTTGTCCCAATCCATACTTGCAATCAACGGTTCTTCTGTCTCAACTGCCTTTGCTGTCTCCGTTGGTTGCGTTGTCTCTTCGACCTCCGGCATATACGTCGTCTCTGCCATTTCCTCTGTGGTTATGTAGACCGGCCGGCTTTTTTCTTTCTCCTGCCCGAGCGTTTCTGAAATGCCACTTGCTGCAAAACAGGCAGCTCCGACCATCGTTGCCATTCTTGCCGCAAACAATATTCTTCGCTTACTTGCTTTCTTCAATTCTGAACTCCTTTCCGGCGTTGCTCCGGCTTACTTGCCGTTCAAATACTTCTCTCCGGCAATTTTCATTTCGCTTATTACCTCTGCCATCTTTTCGAGCTGCCCGATGATTTTTTCCAAGGCTGGCAATTCATCCTTTGTGATTTTTCCATCTGCAGTTATCTCGATCAGACTGTCTCGCATATTCTTCAATGAATCCTCATTGAAGTTCTGCAAAAGCCTTAATGCAATTCCTTCTAAACTTTTCTCTTCGGTTGCCAGTGGTAGGAATCCGTGTACCGGGCATTCTCGCATACAGTACCCAGTAATCAATTCCGGGGCGTTGTAGAGGTCAGCCATAAGCACCACCTTGTCCACCGGGACAACCTTCGTATTGCCAAGCTCATAATCTGCCAATGTTGAAACCGATATTCCCAACAGTTCTGCAGCTCCTTCACGGCTCCATAGTCTCTCGTTGTATGTTGCCGCCTTTTTCCTGGCCTGGAAATACATATTTGTGTTCTCGTTTGTAGGGCCTCTTCCCATTTCTTGTTACCTACCCTTCCGCTATAATTTACTTATCAGCTGGAACAGCGACCAGGTTGATTCCGAGCAGGTTATTCACCCCGCTTACGATTGCTTCGTTCATCATCTTGCCGTTAATTACCAGTGACAGCCGATCCCTGGAGACATCCAGCTGCTTCGCCAGCTCATTGACGGTCATGCTCTGTTTTACCAGTTCCACCTTCACTGTCTGACACCATTCATCGGACGGTGTTTCGGTTCTCTCCGGCAGTCCTTCCGTTCCAAGCACTTCGTTGATCTTCTCAGCGA